GAGCCCTGTGCCGGCGAGAGTCCAGACGAGAGCGGTGAGCTCGTCGAATAGTTTTCTCATTTCCGATTCTTTCTGCTGGTAGGTGTTGGGACGACGAGCGCGGTGATCGTTGAGATCACAACGACCGTCGCTTGTTCTGGGGTGACGCCGGGAGCGAGAGCGTCGGTGTTGATTGACCGCGATTCGATCTTGGGTTCTTTTTTGATGAGCCCAGCGATCGTGGTCGTTGTCGTGGTTGTTTCGGGGACTGTCGTTGTCGTGGTTATCGAGGTGCTGGTTGTGGTGCTCGTGGTTGACGTTGTGGAGGTGGTGGAGGTGCTGGTCGTGGTCGGAGGTGTTGTGGTGCTCGAGGTTGTTGTGGTGGTCTCTACTGTCGTCGGAGGAGGCTCTGGAGCGATCGTGGTTGTCGTCGTCGTGGACGTGGTCGACGTGGTCGACGTGGTCGACGTGGTGCTCGTGCTGGTGGTCGAGGTTGTCGATGTTGTAGGTGTTACTTGTGGAAGCCCGTAGCTCCAGACGTAGCTCTCACCGGGGTCTCCATTCCGCCAAGCTTCGCAGTCGTCCCAGCCGGGATAGAGCCCGGCGTCGTAATGCTCGAGCGGTTGGTTCATTGTCCAGCTTTGCTCCGCGATACAAGTCCAGACGATGAAGCCGGTCGCGGAGGCTTGTGATGCGATGAGTGTGAGCGCAGCTGCTGGAGCCCAGATAAGGATCCGGGCGATCCGGGTCACGTTTCTATGGAATCGGGTTCCGACTGTGTCTGGGGTTGTAGTGCTGGCAAAGGTTCGTTACCTTCGGCGAGCCATGCGCGATAGTGTTCGCCGATCGTGTTGTCATTGACCGGGTCGAAGCAAATTGACGATCCGTCGTCGTTGTGTTGAATGACTGAAATTTTGTTCGTGAATGGGGATTGGAATAGTTGATATTTCATAGTTCGGCTCCTACTTCGATCCATGCGCTACTTGAGCCTCTTATGAATGAAGCTGACGAGGTCGTGCCAGTCGCGAAAGTGAATTGGACTTCGATCGTGTTCGTGGTCGCAGTTCCAGTATCGACCGTGACTGCGGTTGCAGTAGCAAAGGTCGTCGCATACCAATATCCAAGGAAGTCTCCCGCGTTTGATCTTCCTCCGGTCGTAGGGTTGACTCTCATAGTCACCGGAAAACGCATGTGCCCGTAGTGCGCGGTCGTAGACCATAACGCAGCTATCATCACCGAGCCGAAAGCACTCTCACTAGTCCATCGGAAATAGTATCTTTGACAAAATGCGAGCTCTTCGCCGTAGCTGCGTCGCTCGAATGGTGAAGCGACTGCGCCGATCTCGAGCTGAATGTCGGTGAGATAGAGGAAGTCTCCGAGGGTTGTCGTTGTGTCGTCGCACCATATGAAGACCGCGAGATTCTTGGTGTTGGCGGTGTCGATTGTCGCTTGGATTCGATACGTCGCCCAGCTGGAAGTGACCGCAAGATTCGAGGGAGTGTTCTCAGCAGTCCAGTTCGTCGCGAATGTTGGAGTCACGCCGTCAGCTCCCCAAGCTGATACGACGTCGCTTGTGACTGTGTCAGCGGTTCCGCTCCATGCAAGGACGACCGCTTTCACGTTTGAGATTGACGTCCCAGAGATACGAGCTTGGAATGAAAGTGTCACGACTTGTCCAAGGGCTCCAACCATGTTTCGTTGTTCGACGAATTGAATGATCCCGAATTTCTTGTTTATCGTTTCGACGTCGAGCCCGATTGAGTAGAGTCCAGCGGTCGGAGCGGTCGTTGATTGTGTGACGTCGACTATGTCATTCCCGTCGGAGAGTAGTGTCCAGCGGTCGAGGTTGTAGGTGTCGTCATTGTTCGCACCGGAGACGAAGCTTGTTCCGCGTTGTGCGACTCGGAAATCGCCGTTGATGAGCATATTCCGCGATCCGCGTGAGAAATATTGGTTCGCGTCAGCTGCCGAGACGATCTCACCGACGACGAATTGTCCGTTTGTTGGCATGAGTGCTCCTAGCTCGTCGATTCGTAGGTGATTGTGAAGTTCAATTCATCGAGAGTTGACGCGCTCGGCGCGTAAGCGAATCCGGGAGATGCACAGTCAAAGAATTCGATTGTCGTGCTGGTCGCGAGTGTTGCGACGAGCGGTTGAGTAAGAAATGACGAGCCGTTCAGCCAAGTAGCTGAGCCGACTGCGAGCCCGTTAGCACTAACCGCCGTGACTGGTAGTGTGCATGTCACAACGCCAGCACTACGACCGGCTCCAAGCGTCAATGATTGAAGCTTGACAACGACGAGACGACCTATCTTGTAATAGTATCCGGTCTTCGTCGGTGAGCCGGTTCCGTGACTAATTGTCGCGGTGTAGCTCGTCCATGCTGGCGACGCGAGTTTGGTGAGGTCGATCGCAGCTGACGCGGAGAGGTCAGCGTTCACGATTGTTCCGTCGAGGATCTTTGCGGAGGTAATTGTCCCGTCTGGAATTTTGGAGGCTATGACTGCGCCGTCTTGGATTTTTGCTGAGGTGACTGCGGAGTCTTTGATCGAGTTTGCTTCAGCTGGCGATACTTCGCGCCAGCCCGAGGTCGTTCCGTCGGTGTTGACTGTGAGAATGTTCGAGTCTTTGAGGTAGGCGACCATTCCTTCGACCACGACGAGCGAGGTGAGAGCTGCGTCCCTAGCAGCTGCGTTCGCGAATCTCATGACCGCTTGTGAGCTGGCGTAGTCGTTGAGGTCAGCTGCGTTCAGAATGTCGCCAGAGTTCCAAGCTTTATATCCTTCAGCCATTTCTCAGTCTCCTAGAAGCCATACACGATCGAGTCTAGTTGAGAGAGAGGCTGATCTTCTGGAGGTAGTGCTTCGTCACCATAGATTCCAGCGAGCGACGATGCGTCAACGAGGTCATATTGGATCTCGTGTCGCGCTGGGCTCATGTTGTGAGTGATCCCGACAATGATCATATATTTCTCGATGAGTTGACCGCCGGGAGGAGTGAACGCGATGAGCACAAGATCGTCGAGGTCGAGAGCTTGGAGCAGTCCTTGATTCGATCCGCTTTGAGCTGCCATGTCGATCGTTACTCGACGAGGACGGAAGAGCGGTTGAGAATATGAGTTCGCGTAATATTGCGCCATTGACTGAGCGACAATGTCGGTCGACATGAGAAGACCGTCCGAGGTGAATTGCAAGATGCCATAGTCGGCTTGTGAAGCGGTGTTCTCCGCGACTTGCAAAGAGCCTCCGACTCGGGTGATCTGAGCGCGGTTGAAGAGCTGCTCAGAGCCATATTCAACCTCGATTCGCGCCGGCGTCACCGACGTTCCGTCGTCGCGGATTTCGACCGCGCCGGAATAGGTCGGATTGCTTCTCCGCGATCGAAACGCGAGCTCTCCTTCTTTCGTGACGAATAACGCTCCCGGCTCGCTCCGTTCGATAAGTTGAAGCGCACCAAGAACGAGCGTCGGTTCGGTGTAGGTGACGCTCTGCATGACTGTTTGACCGACCGCGATATCGCGATCAGCTGGAGGGAAGTTGATTTCGGGGAGGTCGAGGATTGTGCCGATCATCGTTGAGGAGACCGCGCCGGAGACGGTACGCGGAGAGATGAATTGGTTCGCGAGCTGAACGAAACGATCTGACGCTTGGATCGAAGCGGTCGCGATCCCGGTGTGAGGGTAGTCGTAGTCCCAGTCTTGAACAATTCCGGTGAATTGGCGTTCCGTTCCGATCGTGACGCGAACATTCTTTCCCGGAACGATGTTCCCGGCGTAAGGATAGGAGCTTGAGATCGTTGTGATTGTCGGATCGAAGACCGCTTGGTCATTGTTGACAAGGATCGAGCACGTTCCAGCGTTGTATCGTTCTTCTCCGGTTGCGGTTGATCGGGTGCGCGAGATTGACACTCCGAAGACGTAGTCGGTGATGTCGGTGAATTGTGATCCTCCGAGCCGGTACGTCGTGCCGTTGAGGACTCCTTGCGTCGCGTTGTTGAGGACGAAGCTATTCGTCACCGTTGAGAGGTCGAATTCGACTTCGACGACTGGAGGGGCGACTTGGCTCATGCTGAGGCGAAGACTTGTCCGGCGGTGCGCTCGAATTTCTGAATATATTCGACGATTTGTCGACCGATTTCTCGTGCGTCACCGACTCCGGTTTGGACTGTGATGTTGTAGGTCGAGCCGATTCCTCCGGCTCCTAGTGGGACGACTGCTTCGTCGCGTCCTCCTTCGCCGATGAGCGCAAGTGTGCCACCGGGTCGAGCTTTGACGATGCCACCATTCGCCAGCTCTGGGATATTGACTTTCGGCAGTCGTGGATAGTCAGCTGGACCATTCGTCCACTCGGCGAGATATATGACGTGGTTGATGCCGTCGAAGACTTTGTTGAGACCGGATTCGATGAGGTTTGCGACGCCGTTGATGAGCGACTTCACCGCGTTGATGATGAATTCGAGTGTTTTCTCGAAGCTGACTTGGATCGCGGTTCCGAGTGCTTCGCCGATTGACGCGCCGATCTTCTTGATGCCTTCGATGAGAGCTCCGAAGATTGCTGGCAGCTCTCGCACAATGCCGAAGACCGCCGATGAGAGTCCTTTGACGACTTCGATCGCGAAGATGCCAGCGAACGCAGCTAGAGCGAGAGACATTTTTGTCGTCAGTTCGATGAGTTTTGGGATACCTTCGCGGAGTACCCATTGACCGATCGTTGACAGGATCTCGGGAAGGTTCTCGAGAAGTCGACGCGATGCGTCCGGGATCCATTCCGCGAACGCTTTCGCGAAGTCGATAAGTTTTTCGCGGAGCTTCGGGATTGCTTCTTCGGTGACGTATTTGAGGACGCCGGAGAAGCCTTTCTCGGAGAACCAAGCTGCGACCGCTTGGATCGCCGGAACGAGAGTGTCATTGAAGAACGTCGCGATCTTTGTCGCGATCGGAAGAAGTTTCTCGCCGAGTTCCGCTCTGGCGTTTTCGAGCTGAGCGCGGAGGATTCTCTGCTGGTTCGCGAGACCGTCCGAGGTGCGAGCGAAGTCACCTTGCGCGTCCGAGGTTTGCTGATAGATCAGAGCTTGAGCTGCTAAGACTTTCTGCTGAGGCGTCAGAGCTTGCTTTGTGGATTCGATGATCCCCAGCTCGAGAGCTTTCTGTCTCATTGAAGCATCGTCGAGGAGGACGCCATACCGTCGGAGCGGTTCAGCTTCACCGCGAAGAGCTGAGCCGATCGCGGTGATTGCTTCTTCTGGGGTTGTGTTCTTGAACGACGCGAGATCGGCAGAGAGTTTCGTGAAGTCGATCGCGAATTTCGAGAGATCCTTGTTCGTGAGCCCAGCTGCTTTCCCGAATGTTGCGAAAGTGCTCGTCGCGTCGAGTGTCGCTTTCCGCGATAAGCCGAGCGACTTCGCGGTCGTCTTTGAGAAGTCGAGGATCTCTTTCTGGGTTTCGCCGAATATGACGCCGACTTGCGATGTTGATTCGCTGAGATCGGCAGCTGCTTGTATCGCGCCATTAGCTGCGAACGCGAGCCCTCCGAGAGCAGCAGCTGCCGGAAGGAGCGCGTTCCGGGCTTTCGACGCGAAGTCGGTGAGATGCCCTTGAGTTTGTCCTAAGGCTTTGCGAAGCGGAGCTGCGTTGCCCGTGACGACGACGTTTATCGCTTTTGCCATGACGTGATTCTACTTGCTCAGTCGAGATCGTATTTGATAATGAGCTTCGAGATGCCTTCGGCATATGCGTTGTAGACCGCTTGTCGCCGGTCGTCTAATACGTCGTAGACGAATGGATTCGGTTGAATGTTTCGAGCTGCCCAGCCGAAGTGGATCGCTCCGGCGTAGGGGACTGATGAGTCACCGATCCGGACTCGTCCTTGTTTCATTGTCGGATTTGATTTGAGTGAAGCTGCGAGTCGTCCGGTGCGGAATGGCACAATGCGAAGAGCTCCGTCGACAACGATCTGTCCGGCTTCGCGGTGCACCTCTTTGAGCTCTTCTCGAGTTGCTTTCGAGAAGTCCTTGAGTGTCTTGTTCAGCTGGCGCAGTCCTTCGATCTCGACTTTGCCTCGACCGCCGGTGACTGAATCGAGATATTCTTTCTGAGCTGCTTTTTGGTATTTATTGAGAGCCACGAGACGCCCTTCTTTTGGCTTTTTCGACTTCCTCGACGACGTATATGAGCGCGTTGAGATCGTCGATTGAATGTTCTCTGAGTTCTCGCGGAGATAGTCCCGTCACCAAGCTCAGCTCGGCGAGGAGTTGTCGGACGTCTCCGCGTTCGGAGGGTTTTCGACCTCAATTACTGGCATTTCTTCGAGGCTTTTGATGTATGCCTCTCGCCATGCTTCGACCGGTTCTCCGGCGTTACGTTCCGCAAGAAACGCCAAGAGGTTGAGGTGACCGTTTTGGATTCCGTTCGGGTCGCTGAACGCGCCGATGAATCCGACTTTCGACATTGTCTCGAATTGGTCGATTACCCAAGGAGTCACCGAATAGGATCCGGCGGTTCCGTTACTGTGCTGGACGGAGATTTTGATTTTCGGGATCATACGCTTGTGATCGTGAGATCTCCACCTTGGAAGGTTGCGGTCGCGGTCGCGATCGAGCCGACCGATCCAGAGATCGGAGCGAACGATTCGAGGAATGCATTCGTGATCGTGTAGAGCCTGTTCGTCGCGCTGGTAGCTGCGTTAGTTGGGTTCAATGCGATCGTCGTTGTTGTGCCGACGAGAGCCTCGAACGTCGCGGAGACGTCGGCAGCTGCTTGGTCGAGTTGGACTTCCATTGTCACAGAGCACGTCTCGAGCCCGCCCTGAAAACGTCGGAAATTATCCGCCATGCTAGTAATATCCTGAGCCTCTTTTGTGAAAACGAGCTCACACGAGACCAGGTGATCCGTCATATCCACGCTATTCACGACTGCCTTTGTAGCTGCGATGTATTGAGCCATTATTCGGTCTCCTCTTGGGTCTTTGCCGGCTTCGGCGTTCGTTGCAATTCTAGTCCTCCCGATGATAGGAGTGCGTCAATGTTCACTCCAGCATTGAGAAGATCTTCGTCGTCGATAATTGTTCCCGGACTGCCGAGCACAGATTTCGAGCTGATAATTCGATATTTAGCCATAGACTTCTACCTCGTAACGATAAGCGAAATATTTGATTCCGGAAATGTCAACCTCGATCGGTGTTGCCCGGGTGACGCGACTTGTCGCGACCGATCCTGAGAGTGTTTTGTCTGCTTCGATCGCGGTCTTGACTGATCCTGCACCGGAGCCGGCGAGATAGGCGTCGAGCTTGTCTTGTGCTCCGCGATCGTTCATGCGTGACACTATGACGAGACAGTCGACTGTTCCCATATCGAGACCGCGTCCGAATGCTTCGTCGAATTCGATTGTGAGATTCCCGACGACCGCGCAAGGAGTCGGAGCTTGATCGGGAATGTAGTCAAAGACGCGAAGTCCGGTGAGTGTGTCGAGTTGTGTCGCGAGACCGGAGCGCACAGAAGAGGGAGTCATGCGATCGTGATCTTCTGGTAGGGCTTGCAGATAGCTGCGATGTCTCGTCCGAGTGGGCTCATGCGGATCGCGCCGAGCTCTGACAGTCCGAGGACTCCTCCGATTGAGTCTTTGCGCTTGTAGAGATCGGCGGAGAGAATGAGTGTTGCTTCGACTATGTCGTCGGGGACGCTTGGATATCCCCAGCGAGCGGTGACTTGTACGCCGGGACGGTAGTTGAATGGTTGAGGGAAGAAGCCCGAGATCATTGTGATCCGGGTGACTGGTCGTCCTTGTGCGAGCGCGTTGAATGGCTCGACAAGATAGTCGGAGTTGATTGTGAGCGTTGTCGCGAATGTTCCGTCGCCGGCTTGGTCGATCTGGACGATGAGTCCGGACGTTGTGCCGACGTCGTCGATGAGAAGAACGACTGCGCCATTGGCGCGATACTGGCGAGCGGAGACGTTCGCGTCGAGATAGAAACGTCGGTTCGTGATTCGGTCGATTGACCGCGACGCCGATTCGATGATCTGCTCGAGGAGTGCGTCTTCTGTTGAGTCGTCGATCTTGAGATATGACTTGAGCTCGTTGAGTGTGACGTAGCCGTTCGTGATTGCCATTAGGAGCTCTTTGTTCGCTTCTTGGGTGTTCTAGGTGCTGAAGCCTTTTTCGACGTCTCTGAGACGCTTGGAGAGGGCTCTGTGGTGGTCTCCACCGGCTCGACTAGCACAGTCGAGCCCGATTCCGGAGCGTCGTAGCCGAGCCGGTGAAGCTCTGCCTCGACGAGAGCTGCTCTGTCTGTGCGTCCGCGACGGAGGTATCCGTCTCGCTCTCTTTTGAGGGCTTCGATGATTGTGTCGGTGTTCATGATCTTTCACGATAGTCCCGGAGCTGTGCGTCTCCGGGACTATCGGTGTGAAGTTATGCCCAGTTTGCGGTGATGAGTCCGGTTCCGGTGATTGCCGAGAACGCGGTTGGGTACTTGCCGGCGGTGTATGCCGAGAAGCCGAACACGACTGTTCGGATCGCGATATTTCCGTCTGGTTGCTCGAAACGAACATACAACGGAGAACCTCCGTTGTCTTCCCAGATATAGCTCTCACGGAAGTCGCCGACGATGACTGCGGTTTCGTCTGTTCCGGTTCCGAGGTTTGTTGGGACGTTTGCGTCTGAGACGACTGGAAGTCCGAGGATCTGAAGTCCTCCCATGTCATACGCTGGACGGTCGAAAGTGCCCGGGGCGTTGAATGGGTTTCCAGCGGTCGCGTTGAAGAGCGGACGATTCGTTGTGTCCAGAGCGCGAAGCCAGCAACCGATAAGACTTGGGTGAGCGACGATATGGGTCGCTCCGCCGTAGAAGTTGCTGGAGATGTTCTGAATAGCTGCGACGAGCTTCGGGAAGAATTCTGCCCAAGTTGGACTCGCATCGGTGTAGGTCGTTGCGTTGATTCCTGATGTGTTCAGAATGCCTCGATGCTCACCGCTTGAGCCGGAGCCGTTGACTGCCAAGCCGTCGAGCTTGGTGTGATAGCTGCGGACTGCGTCGCCGAGGAGCTGGTCTTCAATGCCAGCACCGCGAAGGACTGCCTGCTTGGAGAGATCCCACATCGAGGCGACGGTGTTCACGTTGATTGTGAGGAGTGTGTCGTCGGGGCTTGACTCTGTCGGTGCTGTGTTCTCTGACGCCTGAACGTAGCTTGTGACGCCGGTTGTGAGACGACCGATGTTGACTGTCATTCCTTGAGCTGGGAGCGCAGCTTGTGACGATACGTCGAGGACTGGACGCCCTGCTCGGCGAAGCGGTGCGAATTGGTCGACCAAGTATTGAGGGACGACCAAGCCAGCGAAGTTCGAGGTCGAGGAGTCGCGCTTCTCGAGACGTACTTCGTTCTGATAGCGAGCGATACGTTCGCGAGCTTCATACGATCCGCCGAATTCAGCTGCGATCGCGTCTGCCATGAATGAATTCTGTCCGCGTTCGTGATAGGTCGGCTCTTCGTACTTGACGCGAGCCGGAGCAGCTGCGCGAACCTCGGTCTCTGTGTCGACCGAAGCTGCGAGCTCAGCTGCTTTGCGCTTCTGAACCTCGATTTCTGTCATTTGTGAGATGCGCTCGTCGAGTTTGTCGATCTCGAGCTTGAGAGCTTGCACGTTCGCGAGCTCGATTTCTGTGATGTCGCGAGCCTCGTCAGCTGCGCGGTTGAGTGTTGCGTCGATGAGCTCTGCCTTCTGTGACCGAGTCTCGTGAAGCTTTGAGAGGAATACGTTCATGGGTTGTCCTTTGCCCTAGTCGTGATGTTTCTCGAGGTGTCGCTTCAGTCTCGGAGGAGGTGTCGCGTTGTGCGAGGTGTCCTTCACGATCGGCGAGGTGTCGTGCTTCTAGTTTAGTCGTCGAGCGTGAATGTCTGCGAGTATGTCTTCGACTTGTGATCGGTTCGGCATTTCTTCGCGAACAATGTTTCGCGCCCAGCTCTGCCCAGCGTCGCCTCCCCACAATGCCCAAGCGATACGACCTGCGGAGGGATAGCCATTCTCGCCGGGTCGAAATCCTTCTGCGTCTTTGTCGACTTCGTGCCGAGCGAAATAGGAGTTCATGCGAGCGACTGTGTCTCGTGACAGATTGCGTCGGTTGACAATGTCGCGAGCTCGAGCGACTCCGATCTCTGTTCCACCGCGACCGAATTCGTCTCGCCAGTCGAGACCGCGTTGAGCTTCTTCGATCATTTCTTCGGTCGGTTGATAGGAGAGCTGACGTTCCTCGGCGTCGTCTTCATCGTCGAAGTCTTCTTCGTCTTCTTCTTCTGCGATGTTCAGAGCTGCGAGCTGCGCTTCAGCTTGTGTCCGTGTCCGGTGACAACCGACGACCTCGCCTGAAGAGTCTTTGACGACCGCGAAGCCTTGACACTCCGGATTGTCAGCTTCGATATGCCACGGCATTAGGCGTCCGGAAGAAGAGTCGAGATGATGTCCGTTCCGGTCGTTACGATGCCGTAGAGCTTCTCGTTTGGAGGTAGTTGAAGAACGACCGCTCCAGCTGCTTTGTCGAGGTAGAAGCCCGATCCGCTCGCGACGTCTGATCCACCGAGATAGATCACTCCGTTACCGATCGCGTGGAGGACGATTGTTCGATGAACGGAATCGGAGTCGATGATGAGAGTCGGAGTTGTTCCGACTGTGTGCTGTTGTCCGATCATTTGCGAATGTCTTTCAGTATGTCTTGAATGGTGTCGAGGTTCGGTGTTGCGGATTCCTCGCGGACTCCGACGACTTGAGCTGCTTCACCGTATGCACCGAAAGTCACCAAGGATACTTCCGCGAGGTGAGCTGAGACGCGCTCGATCACTCCGTCAGCTCGACGACGATCGCGAAGCGGTGCGAAGCCGATGGAGAGTTGATTGAGCGCACCGTCGCGGACGAGCTCGAGGATCTCTGTTCCTCGCGTTGTTTTGGAGACCATGAATTCGCCGTAGAGACCGGCTTCGTCTTCGCGGAGAAGTGTTGCGCGTCCGATCGGCAGAGCTTGTGCGTCGTGCCCGACGAGCATTTTGACGCGGTGAGCTGCTCGGGTGACATTCGCGAACGCTCCTTTGAGGAATACTTCGGTGAGCCCTGCGTGGATTCGTTGTTCGCGGTTGTAGGGGACGCAGACTCCGCAGATTGTCCGACCGTCTCCGGATCCTCGGATCTCGAGATCGAGTTCATAGGAGCGTTGTTCGATGTTCATTGAGTGCCTCCGTTCAATGGGGGACGCTTCTCGAGTTCGCGGACTTCGTCGACTGTGAGGAAGCCATTCTGGAGAGCGATCTGATGAGCTTGGTATCTGGTTAGTGTGTCAGCGCGGAGGAAATAGTCGAGGTTGAATCTGGCGTATTGTCCTCGCGGTAGGTAGTCGGTGAATGTTGCCTCGAGCCGGGAAAGGATCGGAGCTTGGACTGATGTTTTCAATAGCTCAAGAGCTTGAGCTTCGAGGTTGTTATATGTCCGCGACGAGTTCGGAGCGTTGACATAGTTCCCGGGGACGCCGGCGATGTTCGAGGCGTTGACGTTGATCTGTTGCTGAGCTTCGAGGAGTTGTGATTCTTGCGCGTTGCTGGAGATCTGTTTGATATCTGTCGACGCATTCAGGACGACCGGTTCGCGGTTCGTGCCTCCGTACTGCTGAAGCCATTTCCACTTGAGAGCCTCTGCTTCGTCCTGTTGGAGATCTGGGTTGTCTGACTTGATGACGTAGCTCGGGAGTCCACCGCCGGCGAAGTAACGAGCTGCGAATTGAAGGATCGCGATCGCGGAGCCGATGCCCTGTCGCTGAGCTGCCATGATGCCGATCCCGGCAACCTCGCCGGGCATGGAGAAGCCTTTGACGTGGAAGATCTCTGACGCGGAATAGGTTTCGCGTTCGATCTCAAACACTTTGACGCCGTCCTTCTTCATGATCTTCACGCGCTCCGGGTTCACAGGGTAGATCGAATCGGGATATCCGTTCGCTCCCGGCTCACCAAGGATCGCGATATAGTTCCCGTGAACGAGAAGAGCTGCCGTCATAGCTCCAAGAGTTTCGGGTCGTGTCTCGAGTGGGTTCGGACGTTCGAGGAGTCGCGGTGTTGGCTCGACCGGGATATCGTCGCGGACTGCGTAGAGCGGAAGTGAGCCGACGATATCGGAGATAAGCGTGACCGCTCGCCAGATTCCCGGGACGCTGAGAAGTGAGTCGAGGTTCACGTCGACGTTTGAGTCGACGAGTGAAGTATTTCGACTGATGCGACCGTAGGCGTCGACGTAAGCGTTCCGAGTGTGGGGCTTCTGTGTTAGGAGCCTATTGAGCATCTCGTCCTCTTTCCGCAGCTATTCCGAACGCTATGAAGCCGAGCCCAGCTGAGAGCATTCCAGCGAATGCTCCGAGCTGAAAGAACGCTCCGACCATAATTGTAGTCCCGATTGCTTGTGTGATTGTTGGTAGGTGTTTCATTAGAAGATTTTGCTCCTTGGTTTTTCTTGAGGTTGTCGATTCGTTGCGTGGTGATAGGCGAGCGTCAATGCAAAGAGCGGAGTCAGATCGACGTCGACTTGTGATCGGCTCCAGAGCCAAGCCTGCCCGAGTTGGCGTCGTTGAGCTCCGGCGACTGCTTCGTCGAGCGCGGTGTTCGGTCGGACTTGGATCATTTTGTCGATGATTGCGTCGTGAAGGATCCCCGATGCTGACGTCATGTCTCGAGTTCCGTATCGCACGACCGGGACTCCGCCGTTCTCGAGACGGTCGACAAGGCTATTGGCTGGCGAGTATCCGTCAACGACGAGAGAACCTTTGTGAGCTCGGTAGAGCTGAAGAGCTCTATCCACTACCCAATTCACGCCGGGACGATGCTCGATGAGTTCACAACGTCCGGTCTCGTCCGCGACAACGATCGCGCTCGACGAACGATCGAGAGCAACGTCGATACCGAATGAGAGTCGACCGGTCGGAGCGGTTTCTTTGTTTTGGATCTGGCTCCACAGTTTCTCGGGGATTGCTCGTTCGTCGCCGATAGTCCATTGACACAGAAACGAGCGTCGGAAGTCGCCTTCGCTAAGTGTCGCTCGAGCGTGTGTCACAGATTCGATCGGGATCGTTTCATAGAGTGCCGGCATACAACGCTCCCAAGTGGCGAGCTCGTCAATGTCGTCTTCGGGGTCTGCGCTCCACTCGAAATATGCGATCCCTTCGGTGCGTCCGGAGTCGACGTAACTTCGACCGAGTTCGCATTTCTTCGCGAAATAGATCGACTGTTGAGTGCCAGCGGTCGAAACGACGAGCATCTGTGCGTCTCTTGCGGTTGCCATAGCCGGGAGGAGAGCTCCTTCGCGGTGCGCCTCGAAGCCTTCCGCGAATGCTTCGTCGATCACTCCGAGCCCGGTGATCGTGCGACCGTGACCGGCGGTCGGTGTTGTCGGCATGACGTCGATCCGTGAGCCGTTGCGGAATCGGACTGACTCGTGACCGTTCGCGACTTTGACTTTCTCGATCGCAGCTGACAACGGTGAGCGCATAATGAGAGGGACTTGATCGTCGATGAGTTTCTTGCGGGCGTCGAAGCCGGTCTGCGCTGAGTAAGCGGTGATCGTCGGTGCTCCCCAATAGAGAGCGCGGTGAAGCTCGAGCGCGAGAATGAGAGTTGTCTTCCCGGACTGGCGCGGAATCTGGACGATGATCTCGCGGTAGTACGGTCGACCGGTCTTGTCTACTTCGAGAGCGACGTCGCAGACTTGCTTCTGCCACGGCATGAGCGGAGTCCCGAGCATCTTGGCGATAGCTGCGACTTCATCTCCGCGAGTGTGCCGGCTTCGGGTGCGCTTGGTTGCCCACCTCGGAGTCGAGAGCTTGGAGGAGCTTCTCAAAGTCGTCGACATGGTGCTCGCTTTCTTTTCGCAGCTGTGCTTCTGCGGATCGGTATTCTCTCCAGAGATTAGGGTTCGGACGTTGCTCGGCTTCGCATTCGTCGACCGCGTGAGCGAGCGCGAGGAAGGCTTGGACTCGTGACTCGTCGATCGGCTCGAGACGACCGAGATCGCGCATCGCTTGGATCGTCTTTCGAGCTGCTTCGAGATTCGTCGTTCTCTGGACTGTTTCTGTTGGTTTCTTGGGCTTTCGAGGCTTTTTTGCGGTTGTCATGACTTTTCCGGTTGTTTTCAGATCCAAGAAACGACCGGTCTAGGGGAGAGACCGATGGACACTTCGTCGGGGTCGCAAACGACCTTCGTGAAAAAATTTTTCACCATGATCTTGAGCTTGTCTGTGTTCGTTTCAGTTTGCGCGTGAGGTTGCAGTTTCGGCAGCTCGCACGAAGGTTTTCTTCGTCGAGGATCGCACCTCCGAGCACGACCGGGACAATGTGGTCGACGTGCTCCGCAACGCCGGTACAACCTCGAGCGCGGATCTGACACTCGTAGCGATCACGTTCGAGAATGAATCGTCGAACCTTGCGCCATTCTCCGCGATATGCCGGCTTGGTCATGAGCTCGAGCCTCGCCAGTTCGCCAGACCGCCTCCCTTGTTATAGAGATATGAAGCGACCGCGAAGTGGCATTTCTTGTCGAAGAGTATTCCGCTCTCGGGATAATTTCCGCAGATCTGTTTCGTGAGTGTTCTCCAGCTGGAATTGATTTGGAAATAGGAGTAGTCGGTCGACTTGATATGTTTCGCGCAGCTTTTGAGGTACTCGTTCCAGATCTTCGGGGTACAGTCGCGGTGCGATGAGCCGTCGCGGTAGTTGACTCCGAATGCCATTCTGATTCCCTTGGATTCGCGGACGCAGATCGGCACGAAGTAGCGAGGAGGCAGCTTGTGTCGTCTCATTTCTGGTGCGAGTTTTTGGCATCGTTGCCAAGCTGGATCGGTGCGATCTTGCGCTTGTGCCGGTGTCGAGATCATTGTGAGTCCGAGTAGTGCTGGGAGTAGGAGCATCGCCAGACGACGGCGGTTGAGCCGGTGTCGGTTTTGCGTCGTTGTCCGGTGTCGACGACGAAGCCTTGGTCGGAGAGTTCTTGTCGTCTTTTGGCAGCTGAGCTCCGAAGGATCCCAAGGTGGATTGAGATTTCGTAGTCGGTCGCTGATCCGAGTTCTATGAGTGCTTCCCATACGCGCCTCCTTTGTGAAGGTGCTCTCCGGCTTGCGCTCTCGGAGGCTTCCTTGGCGGTCTCTGGTTGGTTAGGTCTTGCCAGTCTATGCGCTGGAATGACTTGATCTAGGGCTTCCCAGAGTGTTAGGTGGGGCTCGTTCATTGTTTTGGTCTCCTTCTTGGTTGTTTCGGTTTAGTTCCCGTTGGGTAGTTCGCAGATCTTGAGGGCTTCTCTCAGGTTCGCGAGAGCGTCAATGATGAGTGAATCGCCGACGCGGTGCATTTCGCAAGCGTCTTCGAGAGCACCGCGAAGCCTGTCAGCTGCTCTTTTCACGTCGTTGAGTAGTTCGATCCGGGTCTCGAGTTCGAGCCGGGTCGCGATCCGGACGAATTGTTCGTCGTCGCTCATGCTTTGTCGCTCCTATCTTGGAAACTCCAGCCAGCTCGCCGGAGGTCGCTTTTGAGTTGGGTGATCGTTGTGATTGCCTCCGCGATTGTTTCTCGAGTGTGTTCGTCGAGGTCGTTGTCGAGGAGTTCTCTCAGCTGAGAGCGTGTGTCGTCTGGATTGTTGTATCCCATTCCTAGAGTTTGCATGAACACTTCTCCGATGTGTTGGATTCTGGATCCCAGCTCCCGACGACTATTCCTAATCCTTGGCATAGTTCGCATTCATGCGGATCTTGCCGAATATGGCTCTGGTTCATATTGACTCTGTTTTGTTCCGCATTCTTGCCCATACCCGTAGGCGCATCTTTGCCCATACCCTTCCGCACCTCTGCGGAGTTTTCCCCATTATCCACCGGGAAAGTGTGGATAGTGTAGAGATTCGATGTTGGGTCTCCGGCGTCTGTTGTGCGTCGCTGGATCGTGAGTGCTCCTATGTCGACGAGCTCTTGTTTTGCTCGGTCGACTGTGTCTGTTGAGCAGCTCATACGCTTGGCGAGTGTTGCCCGAGTCGGGAAGGCTTGACCCCGACTGTTCGCGTAGCGGTTCAGTATCGCGTAGAGCCGGACTGCGTTCGCTGAGACGTCTGAGTCGATGATCCATTCGGGGACTATCGCGAAATAGTTATCGGAGCGGATCTCAGTCATTGAATAGCCTCAGTTGCCTAAGAGCTTCTGTGACTGCTCCCGAACCGGGAAAGAGATCTACGATCTGATCATCGTCACAATACCCAAGAAGATCTAATATCCAATGAGTCCACTCAATAGGCTTGGCTCCTCGGAATCCTTTTCGCGGAGAATTTGCGATTAGAACGTCTGACACTCGAGGACAATTACTCAGCCAACCTTTGCGCGTTTGCGGTACTCGAATTAGCACCGGTTCCCAATTATTAGTGATCCGATTGCCACTCGTGACCGCAGAAGGCTTATACCAGACGCATACTCGAATTCCGTTTCTGCTATCAGTTTCCACTATTTCCAAGTAGGTCGACAAGCTATGTACGCTCATGGCGATTGCCCAGCCGTCGAACTCGTTTTCTAATTGTTTGACTAGATTTTGGTGCGTTTCTCTTTTGTCCCATAAATGAGCGTCTGGGTGGTTGTCAGCTTGATTCTTTCCATATCCGTCTCCACAACCGTTCTCGCCATACCACCTAACCGCCCGTCCTAGGTATGGAGGATCCGCGATGCATAATTTCATTCGTTGTCGCTCCCGGTGCATAGGTGACAGTCAGACGCTCCGCAGGCTTGCCAGTCGAGGTTCGGGTCGAGAGCGTCTAAGTGTTTCGGGTCTTGGTCGTTGTAGCGTTTCGTGAAACAATTGAGACAGATTGCACCGATCCGAGTGATGAAGAATGCTTCCATGACTTCATTGAGGCAGAGCACCATTCGAGGGCAGTCTCGGCATTCGACGCGGACTTGTTCGGCGTATGGGTGTCCTTCTGGGGCTTGGTCGCTGAAATATATGAAGATCGGTTCAGTCATTGTCGTTCTCCGGGTGGCAGAGATCACAGATCGGGTCGGCACAGACGAAGTCTTCTCTCCATGAGGTGATTGGCTTGATGATCGAGTTCATATGATCCCACCGCGATTTGAGCATCGCTGAGGTCAGTAGCGAGATGTTCTCGAGTTTTTGGCATTCGAGCTCTGCGCGAAGCTCGTTGACTTGTTGCTGGAGGTCTCGGCAGTTGTAGCAGTTGTCGTTCATCGTGCGAGGATCCTTCCGATTTGGTTGAGGTCGCTGGGTCGCCATAGATAGACCTCGATTGTGCGAGCTGATTGAAGATCGGAGAGCCAAGTGAGCTGGGAGGTTGTAGCGCGTCCGGTGTCTGTTTTGAGCTCGGTGAAGATGAGCCGATCACCGCGCACCGCGACATAGTCCGGGAAGCCTTGATCTCCGGTGAAGTGTGTCGCGTAGCGTCCGTCGATGTATTGCGCTGGTCGCTGATGTTGGAATCTCCAGCCGGTGAGCCGGAAGAGGTCTTCGAGTTGTGAGGCGAAGTGTTTTTCGAGCATTACCCCTCCTTCAGCGGTGAGCTCTTTAGCTCGTCGATGAGCTGCTTCGCGTCTCGTGACGTCAACGAATCGAAGTCGACTTCGAGTTCGTGAACGTGCTTTCGCATGAGATCGCGGACGAATTTCTTTTGTGCGTCTGATGATGGACGTTCGATTCCATGCACCGGAGCCTGGTCTTTTTCGATGCTTGGGTGCTCCATAGACCGATTGACAACCTCGTCGCGTGACGCGATCTTCTTGGTGTCGCCTGCGAGAGCTGCGACGATTGCCCGTCCCCAAGCTGCCGTCTCCGCATTCTGGAGCTCAGAATTCGCGGTGTATGGGGTGCGACCGGGGAAAGGTTCCCAAGCGAGCCCGATCCCGGGTCGAGCGTCGTCTGGTGTTCGATACGCCACCGCGACATAGACAACGAAGATTCGGTCGCCGATCGTCGTGATCGTGAAAGGTTCGTCGAGGTTGAGAGGTTGTAGTGAGCCGTGAGGATACTTGTCGCGGAATTCGCGGATCCTTTGTGCTACGTCGACGTAGTCGCCGAGCCGGTCGTCATATGACGTCATTGAGTTTCTCCTTCTTTGTGTCGCGTTCACCGCGACAGTCGTGAAGATAACACAATGGAGCGTCAGAGTGTGGCATTCGCCGGATCACTCGCGAAGAAGGAGCGACGCAAGTGATCCGGCTCTGCGGATTCTAGTCCGTGTCTTGGTCTAGTGCCTTCCACAGATACGCGATCGCGATGAGTATCCCAACGAGAGGAAGCCCGAAGATAATCACCGCGACGACGAGAGCTTTCATTTCTTTGGTTTCTTTTTGGGGATCACCGTTTTGTCAGCTGCCGTCAATGCGTCGAGAATTTTTTTTGGGTCGTCTGCGAATTCGGGTGAGAGCTCAACGTGGATCCATTTTGACGTCTGTTTTGTTCCTCCGGGTGTTCCGGCGTTTGCTTTTGCGTCGTAGATTTTCCAAGCGTTCCTCGAGCATCGCCAGCCTCTACCCCAAGCGAATTCGGATCCGTCGGCTTTGTAGTTGTAGTCGTGGATTTCTTCGATGCCGAGCTGATCGGCGTTCGCGACAAGAAAGTCACAGACCGCGACGATGATTTTCCGGTTCGGGTGATGAAGGTCGACTGCTCGTCCGGTTGCGTGAACAGAGAGCCAAGGACGCGCTTTGGGGTTGTCGATCGGGAGTCGTTGAATGTCTGCCGGAGCGGATTTCATGATCCGGACGGAGAGTGTTCCCCAATTTGTGAAGCCGTATTCGTCGCAGAAGAATTTCGCGAAGCGTTCGAGTCCTTTGCGTTTCGCGGTTGCGACTCCGTCGGTTGTCCCGGTGTAGGGACGTTTCTTTGAGCTCATGCTTTGTCTTCTTTTGACCGTGAGACGTTGAACGCTTGGTCTAGTTCTTCGGCGGTGATCTTGCCGTCGAGGATCGCGGTTCCGAGTTTTTGGATCACTCCGGCGACTGCGGAGAAGCCGGCGAGGACTGCTGATTCCCAGATTTTGACGTCTGGGGCGATAAGAGCTGCGCCGGTGATGATGCCGAGAGCGGAGGTGAGAAATAGTCCGATGATGCGAAAAAGAATGTCTTTTGCGAGTTGAAGTGTCATTCGTCGTCGTCCTTTTTGAGTGCGATCGTCGCCAAGTTTATCGCGAGAGCTGTGAGCGTGATGATGATCGCGGAGCGACGCACCGATCCGGTGAGTGTGATGATGACGAGCCCTGTGCCGGCGAGAGTCCAGACGAGAGCGGTGAGCTCGTCGAATAGTTTTCTCATTTCCGATTCTTTCTGCTGGTAGGTGTTGGGACGACGAGCGCGGTGATTGTTGAGATCACTACGACCGTCGCTTGTTCTGGGGTGACGCCGGGAGCGAGAGCGTCGGTGTTGATTGACCGCGATTCGATCTTGGGTTCTTTTTTGATGAGCTCAGCGATCGTGGTCGTTGTCGTGGTTGTTTCGGGGACTGTCGTTGTCGTCATTGTGGTGGTTGTGGTGCTCGTGGTTGACGTTGTAGAGGTCGTGGAGGTGCTGGTCGTCGTCGGAGGTGTTGTAGTGCTCGAGGTCGTTGTGGTCGTCTCTACGGTCGTCGGAGAAGGCTCTGGAGCGATCGTGGTTGTCGTCGTCGTGGACGTGGTCGACGTGGTCGACGTGGTGCTCGTGCTCGTAGTCGAGCTCGTCGATGTTGTCGGTGTTACTTGTGGGAGCCCGTAGCTCCAGACGTAGCTCTCACCGGGATCACCGGCTCGCCACGCTTCGCAGTCGTCCCAGCCGGGAAAGAGCCCGGCGTCGTAATGCTCGACCGGTTGGTTCATTGTCCAGCTCTGCTCCGCGATACAAGTCCAGACGATGAAGCCGGTCGCGGAGGCTTGTGATGCGATGAGTGTGAGCGCAGCTGCTGGAGCCCAGATGAGGATCCGGGCGATCCGGGTCACGTTTCTATGGAATCGGGTTCCGACTGTGTCTCGGGTTGTAATGCTGGCAGAGGTTCGTTACCTTCGGCGAGCCATGCGCGGAAGTGTTCGCCGATCGTGTTGTCATTGACCGGGTCGAAGCAAATTGACGATCCGTCGTCGTTGTGTTGAATGACTGAAATTTTGTTCGTGAATGGGGATTGGAATAGTTGATATTTCATAGTTCGGCT